CCACGGTCGAGCCGAGCTTGATGGTAGGGTGGGCCGTACCAAGACGTGGAACATAAATAGATGTGCCTGCACCTTGGTTCATAATCCAAGCGGAAGTAGGCATCCTGCCGAGTTTCAGGCCGGCGTAGTACCAGCCGGACTTGAGTTTGCCGACGCGCTGCTGCACCCGCTTGATGTAGGACTCGACGGGCTTCCAGTCGTCGACGTAGAACTTTTCCGAATCACGCATCTTTGAAACCTTGTAGGAAGGCTTCCCACGCAGGCTTTCATGGATGTTTTTAATCCTGCCTTCAGTAGTTCCAAGAAGGAACTTGGCGTTCGATGCGGCCTTGTTTCCCATGATTCTAGTAAAATAATCAAGCTCACCTTGGCCGATGATGCCGCCTCGGTCTTTGATCATCTGAAAGACATAGCCGGGGTCGGACACCTGCGGCAGTTTCATCTTGGCCCTAGCCCAGGCCGAGAAGACACCGATATGATTACGAGCCGCAACTGAAGCAGCGGATGCAAAGTGCAAAGGGGAAAAAATCTTACGGACGTCACGGCTGACGGCGTCCCTTCCCTTGTTGCGAGCCTTGTTGCCAAAACCTCCATCGCCTCCCTTGCTGATTGACGGCTGGGAGCCGGAGAACGGGGGGGTGAAGTCGCACATATCCTTGGCGAACAACCGCGCCTGTTGCTTCACGATTTCCTCTGAAGTCTTACGCATGACCAAGGCGTAAATGGCCAGATGCTTGGCCATCTGGGTATAGTCGACCTTGATGCCCTTGGCGACTGTGACCACTAAGGCCATTACTGCACCTTGGTCTGGACTTTGACGATGACCCAGGCGGAGGGGGTGCGGTCCGTCACGGTCATAATGCGGAACTCCTGACCCCCGTAGGCCACCACATTCCCGAAGGCGATCAGGCCCGGATTGGCGGCGGCGTCCGTCCGCAGGAACTTCATGTCGAACGAGGTCTGGTTCATAAAGCCCCCCGTTTCCAAGTCCTGCATGATGGCCGGCTGCGACATCAGCGCGTTTAAGGCTACTGGCGTCCCGCCTGGGACGTTTTTAACGGTCACGGCCTTAGGGATCTCGGAAAGGATTTCCGAGGCGTCTACAGCCCATTCGTCCGTGATTCCCGACATGGGTTTAGCCCATTGTCAAAATAAGAAACCCTCCCCCCGTGGCGCGGGGAGAGGGCTTCGCATTGTCGCTTTGGGGGATTTTAAACTCCCCCGAAAGGTTACGAGCTGAACTTGATGCGCTGGAGGGCGTTGGGGTTACCAACAGCCGAACCGACGAGCCAGAGGGCAGACATATTGTGCTGACCGGCCTGCCAGTTGTACCAGTAGCGGAGAGCGAAGGAGAACTTGCTGTCCGGGTCTTGGACGACCATCTGTTCGCCACCGCCCGTGGTCGGGGTAGCAGGAACACGGGTCACGATGACGAGACCTTCCTTGCAGGAGGCCACGCCGTTGAGACCTTCGGTGAAGGCGGTGCCGGAGGTCGGGAAACCGTTGTACTCGGAGACGCTGAAACCGTGGAGGTTCTTGCTGATCGAGTTGTTCTGGATGACGTCGCTGTTACCGTAGGAGAACGTCTGGGCGACAGAGGCATCCTGAACGAGCTGGCCCATAGCGTCGGGGCTAAGGAGCAACTTACGACCGATGTGGGGCAGGTTAGCCTTGGTCAGGTTCTTGGCGGCGTTGGCCACGGCGATGCGGTTGAAGCCGGAGGTGGCACCCGAGTAGGCTTCGGAGGCGAAGTTAGCGGCGGTCACCTTGGAGAGGACTTCGTCGAACAGGGACTTCTGGACGGCGTTGGCGATCGGGGCGAAGAAGAGGCGACGGAGGCGTTCCAGGCTGAGAGTGGACGCTTCGTAGTCGGTGAAGGCGACGTCGACATACTTCAGGTCGGCGATGGTCACGGGGACGTCGGTCGAGGTGGCAGAAGCAGGGACGAATCCGTTAGCCGGGTTGAAGGTCGTGGCCGTGAAGGCGTCGGCGTAACGGGTGTGAACCGTGGTGCCGCGCTCGGCGACGTAGTTGCCGAAGTCGGTGACGGCGATTTCCGTCAGGGGAACGAGTTCGGGGACGAGGGTGCGGAGGGACTCTTCAGCGACGAGCTGGAGGGTCAAGCCACCAATGCTGTTAGACATAGTAGGGAGTTAGGTTGGGTTGGAGAGGGGAAAGGATCAGCGTAGGCCGGCGGCGCGGAGGATGGCCGGACGGTTCTTGCTGTAGAAGTCAGAGGCGGCTTTGCCGTCCTTCTGTTTGAGGGCCACCCACTCGGCGGAGATATCCTCGTCGCTCTTGGAGGTAGCGGCGACTTCGGCGGGGGTGACTTCAAGGGGGGTGACGCCCACGGAGGCGGCGATGGCAGCGGCTCGCTTGCCGGCGGTTTCCTGCGAGGCGTGGATTTCCTTCGCCTGGGCTTCGGCCTTGGAACGAAGTTCGTCAGCGGCGGCGAGCTTGGCCGAAAGGTCATCGACCTTGGCGGCGAACTCGGCGAGCGAAGCGTCCTTGGCGGACATCGCAGCGGTCATTTCGTCGACCTTGGCGGACAGGGAGGCAACTTCGCTGGTCTTGGCTTCGACCTCGGCGGTCTTGCCGGTGAAGGCTTCCTTCAGCGAGTTAAGGCGTTCTTCGAGCGTCATCTTGGTTTTAGCCAAGTGTCAAGCCTTGGGCTTACAGTCGGTGTCGATGGGGGGGCATCCATCGTCAGGAATCTCGGCTTCGTCCTCGTCTTCGTCTTCATCCGAGTCCGTGCCGTCAGGCTTCTTCTTTTTCTTCTTTTTCTTCTTCTTGTCGTCGGAGATCGGGGGGACGCCGTCCTTGTCGTCACCCTGCTCGGGCGAGACGTCAGCCGCCTTGGCGTAGCCGGCGGGGCCGGTCGACGGCACCTGCTTCTCGGCGCGTTCGTAAATGGCGTACTCCTCGGGGTCGATAGCCATGAGGAGGTCGTCAAAGGTGTTCATCAGGCCGGAGACCAGGCTCTTCTCCGCGCCCTTCTTGCCTGACCAGCATTGACCCTGCATATCGGCTTCGTCGGCGTAGGTTCGGACGGACTTGATGTCCATGATGAACCACTTGTGCATCTCGTCGACGTCGTCTTGGAAAAGTTTACGCTGCTCGGGAGTCATCGACGTACCCGTGTAGCCAGCACCCTTGGCCCAGCCGGCCTTGATGAGGTCGACCGTGATGCCTTCTTCGGCGTAAGCCGCCTTCATGTCGTAGATCGGGATGTAGACCCCGATGGAGCCGACGACGGAGGACGGGGACACGAAGACCTCGTCGCATTGGCTCATCAGCCACATCCCAGCGGAGCAGGACTGCTTGCACGTCCAGCCAATAGTCCGCTTCTTGCAGGCGCGGATACGAGCAGCCATCTCTGGGACGCCGGTGACCGTGCCACCAGGCGTATCGAAGTCGAGGATGATGGTTTCGACGCCCGGGTCACGCTCGGCGTCTTCCAGCATCTCTTGGATGTCCTCGATATCCGTAGCACCCATCATCTTTTCCAGCTCGGTGAGGCCGGAACCAATCACGCCCTTCACGGGGATGATGGCCAAGTCGCCGCTCTTCACCATCATCGGCTTCGGGCCGAAGAGCATCTCCATCATGTCCTCAAGGTCGTCGCCGGCCTTCAGGTCGGAGGGGGACAGGCTGGCCACCTTCTCAAGGTATGCCTTGGCCTTTGCCGGCTCGATGAGCATCGGCGAGAAGGTCTTGAATGCGTTGGAAAGGGAGTACATGAATTATTTGTTGAAGGTTTCTTCGTCGTCCGGGTCGACGTCGTCTTCGACGATCTTCGCGCCGTCGTCCATCTTGACCTCGTCGTCGGCGACGGAGGCGTTGATATCGGCGGGGGCGACGTTCTGCGGCTTGTAGAGCATCGAGAGCGGGACGTCGAACTCCTTGGCGAGGTCGAGCAGGTAACGCTTCTCGGCGGCGTTCTCGCGCATCTTCTCCTTGGGGTCGAGACCCTCTTCAAGGTAGTTGTCCGTAAGGCTCTTGAGGCCGGACTCGATATCCATGCGGTTCTGCTGCGCGTCACGACCGGCGTCGACGGTGACACGGCGGGGAGTCGTCCAAGAGACGTTCGTCCAATACTCGGTCGAGCGGAGAAAACCGTCCTTGATGGCACAGCCGATGACATAGCCCCAGACCGGGGTCAGGAAACGCTGGATCATCACCTGTTGGCGATGCGAGAACTTGCGGTCGGCCTTGGCCACCACGAACCGCATGACCGCGCCGCCTGCCTTCGTCGGATTCGCGCTAAATTCGTAAGGGAGCATCCCTGCGAGGGAGTCACGCTCAAGGTGTTCGATGAAGCCGTCGAAAGTCTTGTTCGGGCGGTTCGACTCAAAGGAGTCCAGTTTTTCGCCGGGGGCGAGAGCCAGCACTTTTCCGCCGAGGAAGGTCGAAGCCTCGCTCGGGTCGGTCATGCCGTCGCCGTAGTCCTGCGGCTTCATACCGAAGGCTTCAAAGTCGGACTGGGTGCCGTCGAAGTTCGGATTCTCACGGGTGATCGTGCGAGTGATGTCCGACGCCGTCTTCACGGCGAGTTTTTCGAGGGACAGGATTTCCAGCATATCGACCAGATTGTTGATCGAGTGCTGGAGGGGGCTGTAGGCTCGCGCACCCGAGGCCAGCTCGGGTTCGTAGAGGTGCATCACGGCGTTGGCCGGCACCAGGCGGCTGGAGCCATCGGAACGGATGACGTTGTAAAAGATGGGCTGACCGTAGGGGCCGAACAGGATGCCGTCCACCATGCCCGGAGGCACTTCGTTGTTCGACGAATTGCCGACACGGTGGCTTTCGATGACCTGAAGGCGAGGTTCGCCTCCGGGGCCACGGGTCTTGATGATGAAGCACTCGCCGTCACGGTCCATCAGGCGGCAGCAGATGTGCTGAAGTTCAAAGAACGAGAAGCGGCCCGTGATATCACAGGCGCGGGAACCCCATTGCTTGAAGTAGGCTTCGGCGGCGTCGTCCCACATCTCGTCGCCAGACTGGGACTGGGGCTTGATGCCAGCCCCGACCGTGTAGAGGGCCATGTCCGACAGCACCTGACGGATCAGGCCGGCGTTCAACTCCAACCAGCGCATCTTGCGCGTGGTCTCCATGCGGTCGAAGACCGTCATGGTCTTCTTGAAGTCCTGCGGCCAAGACGACCAAATCCATGAACGCTTGTTGCTGAACTTCGCCGACTCGAAATTGGAGAAGATGCCCGGACCAGAGCCGCCGCCCGACGCCTGCTTCACGGGTACCGGCGAAGCGGCTCCCTTCGGCGTCTTGGGTGCTTTCACCTGCGGGACCGCAGGATTCTTGGTCTTTTTGGGTCGCATCAGAGTCCTCGGAAATTATTGAGCATATTGATGACCCGGACACGGTCGATGGAGCCGTAAGTCTGGGGGTCTTTGACCATCAGCGCGTAACGACATTCCACCAAGACGGTGGAGATATCCATCGGGAACTCCTTCACGACATTGGTGCCGGAATCGGAGTATTCCATCATGGTCTTACCCTGCTTCAGGAGTTCCTTCGCCTTGGCGACGATCTCAAGGATGTCGCAAATGTCGAAAATAAGGAAGATACCTTGGGGTCGTGCCATTTGCGTTTAGCCCCGTGTAAAAGGGCCGGCTGACCCCACCCCATGAACGATCCACAAGAGCCACCCGTGGTATGTATGTCGAGTCAGCCGGCTTGCCATGAACCATGCCATGAGGTGTAAGGTCGTCAAGCGGTTTCTTCCTCGG